TCCGATCTGTTGATTGTACGATTTCATAACTCAAAACCAAAAGGGAATGCCAATTTTCAAATGTAAATGTTCACCAGGAGACGAGATATTAATCTCAAGCGTGACAATCAAATATGTCGAGGGCGAGGGAATCGTCCACGATGCACAGTGCGAAAAGTGCTACAATTATATGAAGCTCGCATATCCAAAAGATGGAGAGTGCGCTGGCTTCACTTCAAATAATATGGGGCAGTTATGATGTGTCCAGTATGTAAATATGATTTATGCTCAGAGGTGAACTTTTCATTTGAAGATTACGGGCTCGAAGGTGAGGGGATTATTTTTAATTGCATATGTTTAAATAAAGACTGTGATGTTAGTAATATAGAAATTTATACAAAATGACTCACGCATCACTCTTCTCAGGTATCGGAGGCTTCGACCTCGCAGCTCAATGGATGGGATGGGAAAACGTATTTCATTGCGAATACGATACATTTTGTCAGAAAGTATTAAATCACCATTTCCCAAACTCAAAACTATACAAAGATGTCAGAACATTTGACGCGACAGCTTACGCTGGACGAATTGATTTACTCAGCGGAGGGTTCCCTTGTCAACCATTCAGCGCAGCTGGGCTCAGAAAAGGAACAGAAGACTCGCGCCACTTGTGGCCCGATATGCTTAGAATCATTCGGGAGGTTAAACCAAGCTACGTCGTGGGCGAGAATGTTCGCGGCTTACTTAATTGGTCAGGGGGGCTGGTATTCGAAGAGGTGTGCTCTGACTTGGAAGCTGAAGGGTACGAAGTCACACCGTATTTACTTCCAGCTTGCGGTAAAGACGCACCCCACAGAAGAGACAGAATTTGGTTTGTTGCCTACTCCAACAGCTCAGAGCAGAAACGCGACAAAAGAGCAAACAATCAAAAGAAAAAAAATTTACGGGGGAATGAAGAGGTCGATGTATTTGGAAAATTATCTAACTCTGGGAATGTTACCAACTCCAACAGCTGGAGGGGAAAATCACAACGGATCGCTACAGGAGTGGGGGGGGGCGTCGAATACATTGAGAGGAACAGATTTAGGGAGTTCCCGATTAAACACTTTCTTTGTCGAGGAGATGATGGGCTTCCCCGAAAATTGGACGGCATCACCTTTTCAAAGTGGAGAAGAGAAAGCTTAAAGGCTTACGGGAACGCCATAGTTCCACAAGTCGCGCACGAAATTTTTAAAGCAATTCAAAAAACTATAACATGACAGATTTACAACAATCGATTTACGATTTAAAGCTCTTGCAGTATGGAGCTATGAAAACACTCACTCCTGGAGTCCAGGCTATGATATACACGCTCAGTTGCGTAGAGTCGGAGGAGCAGATACTTCAAAAGTATTGTGATATTCATGGCACGTGCTACCAGGTAACAGGCAAGAGTGGCGATGTATACAGCCGAGCTCGTCCAGAGTGGCAACAGCTGAAGGAGGCGAGGATGCGAAAACAAGCGATTATCGCTCACCTGGAGAGATGGGCTGGAGATGGAGTCGAGGGAGAGGATGAGCTCAAAGAGTTTCTACAATGAACACATCACCCCTACGTGTACACATTTAGTACATAAGTGAACGAAATCACCTAATAGCATAACTAAAAGAGAATGAGCTACTATTTTGACGAAGAGGCAGCAGATAAAGCTGTATTATTTATAGAGAAATTTTGCTCCCATGTGAAGGGAGAGCTCGCTGGTGAGCCATTTATCCTCGAGGAGTGGCAAAAGGAGGATATAGTGCGCCCCTTGTTTGGCTGGAAAGATGAGGAGACAGGATTGAGGCGATATAGGTTCTGTTATTGCGAGATACCTCGAAAGAATGGGAAAAGTAACCTCGCAGCAGCTCTCATCCTCTATTTGCTCTTTGCAGATGGAGAGCCAGGAGCAGAGCTAATCAGCGCAGCTGGAGACAGAGGGCAAGCGAATATAGTTTTTAGCATAGCTCAGGAGATGATTAAGAATAATAAACACCTTCGCTCTCGCTGTAAAGTGCTACGCAATACAATCGAGTACAAAAGTTCCTGGTACAAAAGTATCTCAGCGGAGGCGTATACGAAACATGGCTTGAATTGTCACGGGATCGTGTTCGACGAATTACACACGCAACCGAATCGCGATCTCTTCGACGTTTTGACAACTTCAGTAGGCTCGAGGAGGCAACCAGTGATAATTGCGCTAACTACAGCTGGTCACGATAGAGCGAGTATCTGCTATGAGATGCACGAGTACAGCGAAGCGATACTAAATGGAACGATTGAAGATGATACATTTTTGCCTGTACTTTATCGAGCTGATCCAGAAGACGACTGGACCAAAGAAGAGACATGGAAAAAAGCTAATCCAGGATATGGCACTATATGTAACAAAGCGTACTTCACAGATGCGGTAAAGAAAGCGAAAAGCAATCCCTCGATGATTAATAGCTTTATGCGCTTACATCTCAATATCTGGACCAGCTCAGAGAGTGCATGGATCCCAGATGAGATATTTATGAAGGGCGCGAAAGATATCCCATACGACAGATTACCGAGTTTACCAGCTTATGGAGGGCTCGATTTAGCGAGCACACAAGATTTAACAGCGTTCGCTCTAATCTTTCGAGATGACGAGAATAAGTGCTTTTATCTCCTCGTGCACCAGTTCGTAAACGCTGAAAAGGCACATAGTAAGAAGTTAGCAGCTGGAATCGACTATTTGCAGTATCAGAGAGACGGAGATATAACTATCTCTCCTGGTAATGTCACAGACTACAGAGTCGTAAAGCAGTACATTCTGGACCAATGTGCAAAATATGACGTTCGCGAGATAGGTTTTGATCCGCGATTTAGTACATACATCGTCGCAGAGCTTGTGGAAGATGATATTGTCATGGTCCCCATGGCTCAGAACATTACGAGCATGAATGGACCGACAAAGGAGTTTGAGATGGAAGTTATGAGAGGCAACATCATCCATGGAGGGAATAAGTGCCTAAGATGGCAGATGGGATGCGCTGTAATCTACACAGACGTAAACGAGAACAAGCGAGTCACCAAAGAGCAGAAAGAAAACAAGAAAGTAGATGGTGTTATAGCTTCAATAATCGCTATGAATAGCTACGTACAGAACACAATCGAAGGAGACGATGAATACTTATTAGAGATATTCTCTCTATAAAACTTGACTTTACCGATTATTTGTCGTATAATACGCGCGCATGAGCACATTTACAGACAGAATTAAAGCGTTATTTCGTAGAGTTGGTCCCTTTGACGCAAATACAATCGCTTCTGAAATGGGGCTCTATCCCATGACAAAGTCTGGAGCTACTATAAACGAAAGTAGCGCGATGGCGATTAGCACAGTTTATGCCTGTGTTTATAAGATATCCTCAACGATTGCTTCTCTTGGATTAGAAGTTTACGAGCGTGAAGGGCGTAATATAGTACAGGCAAACGTTCACCCAGCTTACAACCTGGTTAAAATTAAGCCGAACAATCACCAAACAGCATACGAGTTTTGGGAGTCTATCACAGCGAGTGCTGTAATTTATGGCGTAGGTTATGCGATAATAGAGAGAGACGACAGAGGTCACGCGACGCAGTTAATCCCTGTACACTATGCAGATGTGGATCTCCGCAATGTAAAAGGCGAGAGAGTTTATAGTATTAAGGATGTAGGGATAGTACGTCCTGAGAATATGCTCGAGATATGCAACCTCCAGCGCATGAGCCCGATTCGATTACACAGAGAGAATTTAGGACTCGCGAAAAGTGCACAAGATTTCGGAGCTGAATACTTTGGTCAATCAGGACAAATGACTGGTGTACTCTCTTCAGAGCAACCCCTTAAAAAAGAGCAGATGGACGTGATCCAGGGCTCTTGGAATAATGGAGCAGCACAAGCTGGAACGAAGCTAATGCCTTTTGGCTTTAAATATCAAAGGATCTCAATCTCTCCAGATGAGGCGCAGTTCATTCAGACTCGCGCTTTTCAAGCTGAAGAGATATGCAGAATCTTTAACGTACCTACAGCACTCGTCCAGCTCCCTTCTCAAACGACATATAACAACGTAGAGCAGCAAAATTTAATGTTTGCACGTCACACGATTGTACCCTGGACGCAAAGAATAGAACAGGAGATTGATAGAAAGTTAATCCCTTCATTCGACAGAGATGTAATTTTCAGCAAGTTTAAGCTCTCCGATTTACAGAGAGGAGATAGTGCAGCTCGTGCAAATTACTTCACTCAGATGTTACAGAATGGAGTATTAAGTATAAACGAAGTGAGACAGGAGGAGCAGCTCAACCCCGTAGAGGGTGGAGATGTACACTGTGTACAAGTTAACCAGATTGCGCTCGATAAGTTACAAGCTTACAGCGAGTCAATCTCAAAAAGCAATGAAGATGGATGATGAGAAAAGAGACGAGCTATTAACAGCAGCTCACTACTCAAAATATGATAGCACTCTCGAAGTACGAGAGGAAGACGGAGAGATGATAATCGAAGGATATGCAGCTCTCTACAACAGCGAGACAGACCTCGGAGTATTTAGAGAGAGTATCTCTCCAGGTGCATTCGATGATGTACTTAATGACGACGTTCGGGCTTTAATTAATCACGATCCATCCCTCATCTTGGGTAGGTCCTCAGCTGGTACTCTTGAGCTCTCAACAGATGAGCTCGGATTGAAGTACAGAGTAAAACTGGGAGAGCAACAATATGCGAAAGACCTTTATACAAGTATTAAAAGAGGCGATATCTCGCAGTCTTCGTTTGCGTTTACGATTGAAGATCAGAGCTGGAGCGAAGACAGGAGCACGCGGAAAGTTGAGAAGGTGGCTAAATTATTGGACGTTTCGCCAGTGACGTATCCAGCTTACAAAAGCGCGACAGTGGCTGCACGAAAAGAGGAGGAGCCAAAAGAAATTAGAACAGCTGAAGTGAAAAACAGCGAAGAAGATAAATGTGTTACAGTAAATAAAATTAAAAATAAGAATATGGATTTAAACGAGATGAAGTCTCTTCGAGCTAAGAACTACGAGGAGCACGTGTCTTTAATGGCTACAGCTGACAGCGAAGGTCGTGAGATGACAAACGAGGAGGAGGCGAGAGCTGACTACTTAGAGAGCGAGAATGTACGTCTTGACAACAAGATTAAGCGTCGTAAAGCTCACGAAGATATGATTGCACGCCAAGCACATTTTGCTGGAAGCTCAGTATCTGAGACAAAAGAGTTAGATAAAGTTAATCGCTCATTCTCTCTCTCGAGAGCTGTAGAGATGGTATCTCATGGCAAAGGATTGACAGGAGCTGAAGCAGAATGGGCTCAAGAGGCACGTTCTGAGATGCAGTCACGAGGTTTGCAGATGAGTGGGCAAATCGGTATTCCAGAAGCAGCTCTCTATCGTGCTGGTGATGTAGACAACTTCCAAGCTGGAGGTACTGGAGACGGCTCTGGCTACGTTCCAACAAACGTACCTGGAGTAATCGAGGCACTACGCGCACCGACTATGATTGAGACGCTTGGAGCGACAACAATTAACGGAGCAACTGGAAACTTAAAGTTCCCACGTGTAAGCGCAAAAGCTATTGGAACAGAGGCGACGGAGGTTGCTGATAGCACTAACTCAGGGCTTGCAATGGACGAGGTTAACCTCACTCCTTTACGTGTAGCGAATAAGACTCTATTCTCTAAGCAGTTAATTCTGCAAGGTGGATCGCAAGTTGATACGCTTATCGCAAGAGAGTTAGCAGCTGGTATCAATACTACTATTGACAAAGCAGCATTCGCAAAGATTGTAGCTGGTATCACTCCAGTAGCTCATGGTGGAGCAGCTCTTGCAAACTCAGACGTATTCGCTCTTGAGCAAGCAGTTTTACAAGCTGGAGGCAACATGGCAAATTGTAAGTGGGCGATGAATCCTCATGGATGGGCTTCGTCTCGTGCTCTTGCTGAAGTTTCGAATGTTAGTGCTATGTGGACAGGTCAAACCTTTGACGGATTCCCAGCAGTAGCTACTCCAAACATCGCAGAAGGTACAGCGGATCATGGAGATTTAATCTTTGGAGATTTCGCTGCTGGATTAGTTCTTGCATACTTCGGAGGACTTGACTTATTAGTTGATCCTTACTCGAACGCTGGAACGGCTCAGATAGCTCTACACTTAAACAAGTTTTACGATTGTGAAGTACGTCAAGCTGGCGCATTCGCTTCGATTACTGATGTAGATTAATAGGTTAAACAATAACAGGAACGGGGGGCGAGTTGACGCTCGTCCCCTCTTTTTGTATAATACTCAGATATGAAGTTTACAGTAGCAGATAACCCAACAGGAACAAATATCGTATCTCTCGCAGATATGAAGGAATTTTTGCGCGTAGACCATAGCGATGAGGACACAACAATATCTGAGATTATAACGAGTGCAGCAATCGCTGTACAAGATTATACGGGGCGTGTATTCGTGAGTACTACCTGGACTCTCAATCTCGACTATTTCCATAATACAGAGATACCAGCTCAGATAGGATCCGTTACGAGTGTGACGTACTACGACAGCGCAAACGCTCAACAGACTCTGGACGCTTCAAAGTACTACTACGACGCATCGAGAGAACCAGCGCGGATTGCTTTCCTGGATCCTCCATCGACTTTCGACGACAGATTTAACGCTGTCACGATTACGGGAGGCATGGGAAAACAAGCAATCCCTCCAATAAAGCACGCGATAAAAATGCTTGCATCGCATTACTACGAAAACAGACGGGCTGTAATTGTAGGTGTTAAAGCTTCAAAGATACCATTAGGGATTGAGGCAATACTAAACCCGTACAGAATTATCTCCCTTGTATGAACATCGGAGCACTCGATAGAAGGATAGTACTACAGCGTCCAAACTCAGTAAGAAACGACTACGGAGAGAAGGTTGTTACCTGGCTCACGTACGCCACAGTTTGGGCTGCGATAGATCGTAAGCCATCAGCGACAGAGCGAGTCAGCGGAGAGCAGATGCTTTCTTTTCAGCAAGTCGTGTTTAACATACGCTATTCAACTACAGTGAACATCCTCGAGGCTTCTCACAGAGTGAGCTACGATGGAAAGATATACAACGTTCTTGGAGTTCAAGAGGTCGGAAGACAGGAGCAGTTACGAGTCGTCACAGAATTACGCGAGAACTCATGAGCGTAACTGTTACAGGAACAAACGAGCTGTTTAAAAACATTGACAAGCTCGCGAAGTGGAGTATTAAAGATTCCAAAGCTCTCCAGGATGTAGGGCACAGAGTCGGTGCGGTTTATGCTAATTACATCAAATCAAATGTTAAGGACCTTGGTAAAGATATTAAGGTAAGAGGTATGAAGGTGAAGTCTGGACAGCTGAGAAGATCGGGCGGTACATGGCAACCAGATAAGAACAGAAATACAATAATGGGAGGACCACGTACGAATGCAATCGGGCGAAGGAAAACCAAAAAAGCAGACGATGGATGGTTTGCTCACATAGTTGAAAAGGGCGATTTCGGTCCAAGATTTGGAGGGAAGCACAGAACACAAAACACAGGCGTGTTCTCTCGAGGCATGAAGGCGACAACGAATAGGAGTTTAAAGCTCCAGGAGATACTCTTAAAAAAGAACTTCGCAAAATACACTAAGAAGTTATGACAGTTGGAAAGGCTATATATAACATCCTCACAAACGACGCGACAGTGAGTGGAATAGTTGGAACGAATATCTATCCAGAGATAGCTCCTCCTAATATCGACGTGCCGTATATCGTGTACAGCGTTCTGTCGAATACTCCAAGCGACTCAAAAGAGGATGGAGGAGCTGTAGACGTCTCAAATATCGAAGTGTACAACTTCCAAAGCACATACAATAACTCGATAGATTTAGGTGTGGCTGTTCGTGCTGCACTGGATCGTAAAAATGGAACGTACGGAGGCGTAAAGCTCCAGAGCATTCAATACGCAAACGAACAGATGGACGTTAACGAGACGAGACACATTTGGGTGTCGATACAAGATTACTCAGTAAGAACTAAAAATATATAAAATGGGAGATTTAATTGTTAATCACTGGCAAGCTATTCTGTTTGCTTTATTAATCGCAGCGAGAGCGATATTCTCACTCGTGCCGTCAGATAATCCAGCGGTCAAAATATTTGGATGGATAGATTTAATTATAACAGCGTTAGTCGGAGGTGACAAGCGTAAAAACAAAAAAAAATAATGTCACAAACAACAGGTTTAATTAACGGATCCAATCTACGGATCATGTTGGCAGAAGATGGAAGCGCACCAGTAATGGTCGATAACATCACAGATTGTAGTATCTCAGTCTCGAGCGAGATGAAGGATACAAGCGTAAAAGAGGACGGAGGATTTAGAGCTGTGCTCCCTGGTAGAGTCTCAGCTACAGTTAACTTCACAGCTTACTTCGAGGAGGCTGCTACGACTGGATATGTTCAGATTATGCCTTTTCAATTAGCTGGAACGAAGCTCGATGCAAAGTTTACACAGATGATTGGTACAGCTACAGCAGAGAACACAGGCGATCACGCATTCTCATTTGAGGCGTACGTAGTAAGCTGCGATTTGAACGGAGGGGTGGAAGACACGGCGACATATTCTGTGAGTTTAGAGGTCGTCGGGACGATAACATACGCAGCTATATCGTAATATGAAAATCGAACTCAATAATATAAGCTATCCAGTAAAAGCTACAATGAGAGCTTGGAGAGCATTCGAGAAAGCGACGGGAGTTAAGGTTGTCGAAGTTGACGCTTCAGATATCACCTTAATACCAGAGCTAATCTACTACTTCGTAGTGGATGGATGTAAGGCACAAGGTATGGAGTTCGGCTTGGATGTAGAGGAGTGGCTGGGAATGATACAGGTAAACGATTTACCGAAATTAATTGCAGTCATGGAAGAGGCGATGGGAGGAGATTCTAAAGCTGGAGGAAAAAAAAAGGCAAAGATGAGCCGATAACGTGGAGAAGGATAGAGGAGCTGGGGCTGGGCTTATTGGGCCTGTCCCCAGATTCCCTCTACTCTCTAACGTTTAAGGAGTTCGGAAATGCTGTGCGTGGAAAGAAGGAGAGCGAGGAGATGCTGGAGCGTTCCAATTGGGAGCGTACCCGGTGGCAAACTTCATTACTTCTAAACGTCCACACGAAAAAAGGGAGTAAAATATCGCCCAAAGATTTAGCGGTATTCCCTTGGGAGAAGAAAGAGAAGAAAGCGAGAAAAGCGAATAAAGGCTGGGATATGTTTAAAGCTCTCGCAGTTAAAAAGAAATAAGATGGCAAAGTTAGGCGATTTAGTTGTAAGGATAGGAGCAGATACACGAGACTTAAATAAGAGTCTTGGTAAAGTCCAGCGCAATATGCGTTCGATGACGAGTAACTTTACGAAGCTCGGCACTTCTATGACTAAAGCTATAACGCTTCCCTTGTTAGGGATTGGAGCTATGGCTGTAAAGAGTGCAGCGGATCTCGAGAAGATGGAGACAAGCTTTATCTCTCTCACTGGAGGAGTTGAAGAGGCTGCAGCCATGATGAAGCAGCTGAACGAGTTTACAGCAAAAACACCTTTCCAAATAGATGCGGTTGCGACATCAGCTCGACAGCTTATCGCGTCAGGTACAGGGATCGCAGAGGTTAACGAACAGCTCCAGTTCTTGGGAGATATAGCAGCTACAACAGGAAATCCAATAAATGAGATTGCAGCTATCTTCGCAAAGGTTAACGCCAAAGGAAAGGTAGAGCTCGAGAATTTAAACCAACTCGCAGAGAGAGGGATCCCAGTTTTTGAAGGTTTAGCGAAGGCGACTGGATTGCTTCCAAGTGAGCTTGGAGCTGGAGCTGTCAGCGTTGAGCAGTTTAACGACTTTTTAAAGGGCTTATCTGAAGAAGGGGGCTTTGCAGAAGGTGCGATGGAGAGACTCTCTCAAACGGCTTCTGGTAAGTTCAGTACAGCGATGGACAATTTGAAGCTCGCTGGAGCTGCACTCGCTGAAGATTTGCTCCCTGTTATTAGTGATTTATTAGATATTGTGGTGGATTTAGCTCAAGAGTTTACAAAGCTATCACCAGAAACAAAAAAAATAATTTTACTTATCGGAGGGATGGCTGCTGCTATAGGTCCTCTCCTTATAGTTATTCCAAGTTTGGTATCTGGAATATCAGCTGTAGGTGTTGGATTTGTAGCTTTAAAAGCAAAAGTCTTAGCTTTAAACCTGGCACTATTAGCGAATCCGTACGTTATAGCTGGAGCTGCTATTGTAGCTCTCGGAGCTATTTTAGTCAAGACCTCTGGAGATATTAAAAACTCTCGTAAAGAAACAAACTTATTTATTGAGTCTCTTAAAGGGCTCGACAAGCAAGCGACAATTAACGCAGTTAACGAGAAGATAAGAGAAAAAACAGATGCGCTAACGAAAGCAACAAAGTCTCTCGAGATATCTAAGATACAAGCAGCGAGAGCGACAGATAAATTTGATCGACAAATAGCAAACCAAAGCGTCTCGAGGTACACGAATATAGTTGAGGGATTAAACGGAGCTCTTGAAGATTTAGAGGTCGCGCTTGAGGATGCCAAAGCTGTCGAAGTAGATTCATTTGTAAATACAACAGTTCTCGAATCAGACGAAGAGTCTCTCAAAACTTTTGGAGATGGTGTAAGTGATATTACAGCTAAACTCTTCGAGCTCCAGGGTATGGGTACGACAGCGTTCGCTACTTTAAGCAACGGAGTACAAGATTTCGTTGTAAGCTCAACGCCTCAGCTCTTAGCTTTCTTAAATGATTTCGAAGTAGCTGTTGAGAATACAGCTGAGAAGGTTGCTGAGAGTGTTAGCACTATGGCAGAAGATATGAATAAGGCGATAAGCTCTGGAGTTGCTACGATGATAAGCGGAGTCGCGGAGATGGTAGGTACAGCCATAGGAGCTCAAAAACCGATTGAGAATATTGGAGCTTTTCTTGGCAACACTCTCGGAGATATGGCGATACAGCTTGGTAAGTATGCGATCGTACATGGTACAGTTATCGAAGCTATTAAAAAGAGCTTAAAGAGTCTCAACGGAGTCACAGCGATAGTTGCTGGTACACTTTTGATAGCTCTGGGGGCTGGTATAAAAGGTCAAATAGCGAAAGCTGCTGAATCTGCTGGAGTCCCAGCTCTCGCGGAGGGTGGGTTGGCTTATGGACCAACTCTCGCAATGGTCGGAGATAACAAGGGCGCGAATATAGATCCTGAGGTTGTCGCTCCTCTCTCAAAGCTGAAAGGGATGTTAGGAGGCAACGCTGTAGAGGTATACGGGCGTATCTCAGGAGATGATATTGTATTAAGTAACTCGAGAGCTTCACGAGACAGAAACAGATTCTAAATGAGTTATACTATAGGCACATCTGAATTTACAGATTTAAAAAATACAGATTGGGAGGTTAAACTTGTGAGCGTTCCTGATCCTGGGATAGGTAGCTCTCCCTTTTCTCTCGGTCCAGATGGCTTCAGCTTAACGTATGATTTCGATGAGTACGATAGATGCAAACCGATTGTAGGGAGTAGAGTACAGATTACTCTATATCACCCTACAGATACAAGCATAAGCAATTTATTCGATGCCTTTTATAACGCTCTCGATACAGCAGAAGAGGGAACTTATAGAATAGAGATTTACAGAGATCCAGACTCAGCGAATGAGCTTTGGTGGGCTGGTGCGATAATGCCAGAACAAACAGTGATACCAGATGACTATCCACATGCTCCAGTTACTCTCACAGCTGTTGACGGGTTGGCTAATTTAAAGGGCATTGACTACAACAACGATGGAGCAGCGTACACTGGTACAGCTCTCGTTCTGGAGCATTTGCACAACATTATACAAAAGCTACATATCAGCGACATTTGGACGGCTTCAGATGTAGAGTTAAAGTTCTTTGAGGATTACATCGGTAAGGAGTACAAAGATCACATCGCTGGAGCTCAGAATAAGCAGCTCGAGAATGCAAAAGTACATCACAACACATTCTATAATAAAGACGAAGATGGAGTAAAACAATACTTCTCAACCTATGAAGTCTTAGAGAGTTTGGCAATTGCATTTAACTCTTCAGTTTTTATGGCTCAGGGCTCTATCTGGTGGGTACCTTTGGGAGCGATTCAATCACACGCATCGAATGGTACATCTATTGCTAACTATATGCTCGGAGATGGAACGAGGACATACAACACAGTAGCAAACGTCACAACGGGAGCGATATTTGGTACTAACTCCGCGCAATGGGAGAAGCTTAAAGGATGGGAGAGAACAAGTGCGCCCTCATTTAAAGAGGTATTAAGAACAAGAGAGTACCAGGGAAATAAACCAATAGTAAGAGACTCAATATATACAAAAGTTGATCTTTTAGCTGGTACTGTTCTCGATGATGAGGATATTGATTATCCAGCAGAAACAAGATTTTTAATATCTGGATTTATTACATATAAATATCCAGGCGATGGGACCTCAACAGACGACGACAGAGTAGCGCGTTTAAAGTTAGCGGTAAAGCTTAGAGTAGGAGACTCAGGAGGTACTGAGAAGTATCTTGCTCGAGCTGTTACTTTCGATGATACAAATGTCTCTTATGCGATGTTTTATAACTCGCTTAGTGATACCGATCCAGATACTCCTCAGTTTTATGATCCAATCTACGCTGCGTCATCTTGGGAGTCAGGAGTAAGTACAACAGATATAGTCAGCGATGTGTTTGATAAGAGGCTTGGAACGAACGCCCCAAACGACGGAGACGCTGGAGATATCAATTATATGCCATTTAGCATCCTTACAAGCGAGCTCGCAGCAGAAGCTACAGGGCTACAGCTCTCAGCGACAATATCGGGGTTAAATGTTTACGGGGTTAATGACACAGATTTAGTCGACGGCACAGCAGAGATAACGCTTGGAGAATTTGCTGTATATGTATACGATCAAGACTCACCGCAAGAGTTCAGAACTTTAGAAATTAAAGCGACTAATCCAGACAGCGCAAGATATATACATACTCAAGGCAGCACTCTTGTAGGGGATAGGATTACGGATAACGATTTAGGTACGATATCAATTAATAATGGCACTAATTACGTAGACTCCACAGAGTGGACCAATTTACAGAGCTCAACAGCTGAATTATCTATAAATGGTTTGGGAGTACGCGAGAGGCTCGCATCTAATGAAAACGCGAAAAGGATCGAGAGAGGTACGTTATACCAGAGAGGATCCACTTATATACATCCCTACACGATATTAACTAACACAGCAGATAGCGGAAACTTTTACCAGGTTACGGGGCTTAGGTATATAGCAAATCGGTGCGAGTACGATCTTGAATGTATGTTTCTCTCTCGTGATATAACAGGAGTCACAGTATCTCAAGACAATAGCAAAGGAGATGCATTCGTCGCTCCTCCTGGACCGACTCCATCAACAAAGGGACCAGGACCAGATAATATAATTAACGATAATTCAACAAAGCTCGGTTTCGTTACAACAGATACATACGGGATCACTCAAGTAACTACCTCGACAGGCTCTTCAGCTATAGAAATAAGTTTACCAATCTCAAAGTCTGGAGGAGGAGAAGAGATTGTGACTATTAACGCTCTCGGAGCTATGGCTCCCCTCGCAGATGGCGCGTCAGGTGAGTTCTTAAAAACGAACGGAGCTGGATCTCTCAGCTGGGCAGCTGCTGGAGGTGGAGGCGGTGGAGGCTGGTTTGGCTCTACAGCTCTACTCAAAGTTATGCCTTGTGAATTTATGGCAAACGATGATGCACCTTCCAGGAGTGGTTTTCAAGGCTTATATATTGAGGATGATACGAGTGGTTACTTAGGTGTTAGAGTTAACCATGCAAGTACTGATATGTATGTAATGAAGGCAATCCCTACAGGCTACAAAGCTACTCATGTACAAGTATACGGATCTACTGGAGTGATAAACGGAGTTACTGTTAATTTGTTTAGACAAACAACTGGCGCAATAGTAGCGAAGGGCACTGGAAATATAAATGCGTTAATTGACATTACAGATGTAACATCTACAGTCTTGAATAACATTAGCGTTAAGGTTTCTCCAGGAGCTACAACAATTATAATTTATGGAGCAGATATAACAATCGAAGCAGTATGACAATAGCAGAACTTACAGCCCTCATGGAAAAGATGGAACAGGCACTTACAGAAACAGCTGGAGCAAATCACTCAAAGCCATGATGGACGCAAAGATGTTGGGGCTTAATCTATTATGGGCAACGTGGGGCGCGGCTGTATGGCTCGCGGATCTCAATTATATTATCGCTATAATCGGAGGCGTCACTCTTATTTGGGTAAACGTCGAGAAAGCTATCACTCAACGAAATAAAAGAAAATGAGTTATCTCCCTTATCTCTGTATCATATTACTTAACATAGCGAATACACGTTATAAGCTCCAAACGTTCGGAAAGATGGACGGACACGATATGTTGTGTATTTTAATATCATTAATAGGATGCTTCACTTTGTAGCTTCAGAGTTTGACTCTCCCGATCTCCCTGGAAGCGGTGCGGAGTTTATGGATGAGGAGTTCCTCTCTCTATTAGATAGGGCGCGAGATGAAGCTGGTGTACCATTTAAGATAACGAGTGGCTTCAGAACTCCAGAGTACTCTATCGACTTAAAAAAGCGAGGCTATCCAGTAGCCCGTAACTCCTCACACCTTAAAGGACTCGCAGCAGATATCGCTGTGACAAGCTCCGCAAATAGGCTCATAATACTCGAGAGCTTACTATTTGTCGGGTTCCGTAGAGTCGGGATTGGTAAGGGATTTATACACGTTGACCTCGACAGAGCGAAGGTCCAAGATGTTGTCTGGGTGTATTAACAATACGCTGTTAATTACTTTTATTTAAAATTATTAATATCGGACAAAAAGAGTCCTATGTTTGCAATATGATTTTGAATGATAATAGTTACAATGTAAAATATAGTTCTCAGGTGGGGCGCGAAACAGAGAGTTTCAAAAAACAAGCGGTTAACAACTTGTTTCCACGTTTGCGACTTAAAGCACTGAGCACTATAATCATTATACTTTTATCCAAAATTATCAAAGTTCAATAGTAGGTATGGATAAGATAAAGCTAAATAAAGATATAGTTGTACGTGATGGTACGTACCAAGTTTATATATCGAACCAATTTTATCACTTTTCCAATAGAAGAAAAGCCAAAGATTTTATTAGCGCAGTAGATAACTACCTGAGCGCACAGTTCGAAATGATCAATGTTAATCTAATTAGTGTGTATGGCACTTACAGAAGATTAAGCTGGTATCTCGAGCCGTATGATCGCCAAGCTATAAGATTACAAATAAACGAAATAGAGTCTGCTATTGAGCTGAGTTTGTCTCGCTCAGACTGGTCTTCGTGGAAGGTCACAACCTTTGCAAAGCTTGACTACTCAATACAAACCTTAGATACTATCCTGGGACGTATGCATCAAGTCGCAAAGCAAAAGAAATACATCGTCCTGTCTGGAGAAATTCGATCCAACCTCAAAATGGTCGAGCTCTTAAAATTAGAGGCGAACAGGTTCGATGTGAGAAACAAAAAACACTTACGAGAGCCACTCTCAAAAATCATACAACTAAAACGTAACGCATAAACCAAAACAATATGAGCTTTTTGACTAACAATTACGAACGAGCTGCAACTGGCAGCCAGTACCTAAAATTCGCCCCAAACGATAAAGCGACTATTCGCATAATATCAAAACCGATGGAGGGTATAGAAGTCTGGAAAGATAAAAAGCCTATTCGCTGGAAGTACTCTGGAGAGATGCCAAAGGATGCTTATAACGCGGACGATAAGCCAAAACCATTCGCAGCGTTTGGAGTATGGCACTACGAAGAGAAGTGCTATAAGATATACCAGTGCTCTACTCGCTCAGTATTACAAGAGCTCGCAAATCTTAACGACGTAGAGGGGGATCCATTAAGCTACGACTTGACAATAACACGCAAGGGAGCTGGGTTAGATACTAAGTACTACGTCAAAGCGAGTCCAGCGAAAGAGCTCACAGAGGAGGTCCTCCAGGCTTCGCAAGAGTTCGCAGCGAATGTCGATCTCGAGGCTCTATTTACTGGAGATAATCCGTTTAAGTAATGGACATCGACAAGCTCACACTAAGCTTCAGTAGTTTAAAGCAGTTCGGCAAATCACCAGCTCACTTCGTAGGGTACAAAAACCGCATCTTTAAGCAGTCCGCACCTATGCGTAGAGGATGGCTCACTCACCTTCTCACCCTGGAGCCAAACGAGATTAGCTCACTCATTGTGCTCGACGTAGCGACAAGAGCAAACAAGGCTTACAAAGAAGCTGTTTTAATGCACCCAAAAGGAGAGCAAGGAGTCTTTACAGCTCGAGAGATTCTGGAGGCTCAGAATTTAGCTCTCGCAGTTAAAGAACATCCGCTGGCTAATAAGCTACTCAGTGAAGCTGTAGAGCTCGAGAAGCATCTCAAATGGGAGATGGAGGGCGTTAAGTTTCATGGGTACGCTGACATTATAGGGAGCGACTATATCGCAGATTTAAAGATTACAGATAACGAGCCAAAGAAGATTCAAAGATGGGTGATGGATAACCTCTATCACATGCAGCTCGCTATGTATTCAGAGGCTGTATTCCCTGGGCGCGATATGTCGAACTATCTTATTACAGTGGATCCAAACTCTCCTCATGGAGTCGTAGTATATGAGCTCAGTAGAGAGATGATGGAGGATGGCTTAAAACAGGCACAGCTGGAGCTCACTATGTTTAAGATGTGGTATAAAGATTGGGATGGAGAGAGCACTCCCAGGAGTTACGACTTCTATGAGCGCGAAAACGAGCCTATGATATTAGAGCTCCCAAACTGGTACAAATGAGACTCATGGATATAATGTACACATCTACGCTCCTGGCTTTAATAATAGGTCTAACGATATACTTGACAAATTACAAAAAGAGATGAAGGATTACATACTTAGAAAATACGGCACGAGGCAAAACTTCGCAGACTCTGTAGGTGTAGATGTTAGAACAGTGTACAGATGGATTAATATAAGCGCAATGCCTATGCTGAAGCACGCAGATAAGATTGTGCAAACTTCAGACACAACACGTCTGGAGCTCATCGGAGAGATACTATTTAACGAGGAGCAGAAGCAGTGAGTAAAGAGTTCAAAGGGGTATGGATCCCAAAGGAGATATACCAGGATGAAAAGCTCAATCCGACTGAGAAGCTCATCTTGTCAGATATAGCGACTTTGGGCGAATACTTTAAAAGCAATGAAACGATAGCTAAAGAGGTAAACGTGTCGATAAAAACAGTAAGCCGATCAATTAAAAAATTAGAGTCAATTGGATATATAAATACAAAGTTATTTGATGGGCGTCATAGGGTGGTCAAATTGACCAGGGCGGTAGACAAATTGACCAGGGCGGTGGACAAATTGACCAGGCAGCCGAGTCAAATTGACCAGGCAGCCGAGTCAAATTGGCTACATAGTATACAAGAGAGAAAACAAAAGAGTATACATATTAGTAAAGAAGTGGTTTATCCATTTAATGAAATTGAATTTATAGAAGCGTGGAAGATTTGGATACAGGAGCGAAAAGAAAAGAAGTTAAAAAACTACACTCAGAGAGGTGAGCAATCAGCTCTCCACAATCTCCAGAAGATATCTGGTGACGATTGGAAAACAGCAATACAAATCATAAATAACTCAATTACCCATGGATGGCAAGGATTATTCGCTCTCAAAGAGCAAAAAACAAGAGCTCCAAAAATTACAGAAGACTCAATTAGATGGGCTAATTCTCGCAGCTGACAGCATAGCGAGAGACTTAAACCCAAAAGACGCATTTAAAAAAGGATTGATTATTCAATCAGCTAAAGCTGTAGGGCTCACCCCTGTAAGGATGCTAATTTTAAGCCAATTAGAGCGACTCGTGAGAGCTGTTAATGCCAATAGGTCATTCCAGACTGAGAGTGATTTACAGGACGCTGTAGACGATATCCTGGAGATATTTCCAAGCTTGAAGGTAGAGGAGATACTATTGTGCTTTAAATACATACGACAAGGCAAATATGAGCTCTATGGTAATCTCACTACAAATACTTTGATAAAATGCCTACACAATTACGAGATAGAGCACACAGTCCCCTTGAGAGAGCAACAGCACAGAGAACAACAGCCGTACGTCAATGGTATGATAGACTGGAAGCGTTTAAGCGATGCAATTATACTTCCTACAGAGAAGAAGACTCTCGAGGAGGCTGGAGGATCCGTTCATTTAACCTTAGAAGATTTTAATGAAATCGCAAAAGCCCAGAAAGAAGCGTACCAAGCGCAAAACCTTAGTGAGTAACCTGGATAAGTACTTCTCACGCTTCGTGAGGTGGTCCAATGCAGACTCAGATGGTAACGTTAAATGTGCCACGTGTGAAACGATAAAGCACGTTAAGGAGATGCAGAACGGGCATTTTCAGTCTCGGAGACACTACAGCTGTCGATGGCTAATTAAAAACACAGCGCCACAGTGTTACGGGTGTAATATAGGATCTCAGGGGATGCAGTTTAAGTTCTCAAAATACTTAGATAAGAAGTACGGACCAGGTACAGCTCAACACATGGAGGATAGAGCAGAGCTATCACGTAAATACACAGATGCAGAATTAAAGATATTAGCACAATACTATAAAGATAAAGTCGATGAGCTTATTAATAAACACAGCTAAAGCTGAAACAATACAAAGGAACGGAGAGAGACTACTCGATACACTTGGGTACGACTCAAGGCGGTTATATAAAGTCAATCACTCTCAAGGAATAACCAGGGAGGAGTCTCTCATTCGTGGTATCATGATGTATCAGCTGAGACAATACTGTGGCTACACTATGGAAGTGAGTGCGGATATGTTTAGGATGGACGCTGCATCGTGCGCTTATTGGTGCAAGAAGATAACAGATTATCAATCTATCAATGACGATGTAGTGATGCAGTACGTCGAATACATTAAGCCATGAGTTACACAAGTGAAGAGCTCAAGGAGATAGCAGAGAACATAAATAAATACAGGATAGAGAACTATAATGGTAGGCAAATCTCCAGTGCTCAAGAGGCGCAGCTTTATCGAATGGTGAAGGATCTTTACAAGTTAAGCGATGGCGTATATACCAAAGAAGCAGAGGAAGAATATATATCACACTACAACTCCAGCACATGAAGGACGCACGTATAAAGAGAAACGATATAATACTCGTAGGTGGCGCAATCTGCGCAACGCTTTTATCTCCCTTAATCCTTTGTGTGTTGTTTGCAATCGACTTGCTTCTGTTTGCGATCACATTAATTCAGTCCGCGGAGGTGGAGACTTCTGGTATGGACCATTTCAAGCACTCTGCACACACTGTCACGCTGTCAAGTCAGGTAAAGAGCGTCACGAGCTCAACACTAATAAAAAAAAGGGAGGGGGTAGGGGGTGAACAAATAAATTACGTTCAGCTGTATAT